GTAGTTCCTTGTAAACTGACCTAAAAGGTAGAATAAAAACATCTCTTGTGATGATGATAACAGAATAAAATCACTTGTCAAGAAGGGCGAAAGCAATGGAAAACGAAAATATCCGAAAAAGAGCAAAAGCAGCAGGTATTCCGCTATGGAGAATAGCTGCTGAACTGGGGGTCAGTGAGCCGACCATTATTCGCTGGCTGAGATTTCCGCTTTCAGACGAGAGAAAAAAGAAAATTGAGACCGCTATAAAAAGGCTCGTTGATGAGGCTATTGAAAGATTAAGAGAGGATGGTGGCGATGGAAAGAATTGACCCTATCGCCGTTTCAATGACGGAGGCGGCGCGCCTTATGTCGGTCAGTCGTCCGACCATTTACGCATGGTCGAAGACGGAAGGCTTTCCGATTATCAAGATCAACGGCTGCTCTCGAGTTCTCGTCGATGGACTGCGGGAATGGGCGAGGTGGAAAGCAGGGGTGACGGGTGACAATGAGCAATGAAAAAGAAAGTGTCCCTGTCAGCAGTGGGACATTGACGCAGAAAAAAATTCTTATTTTCGATCTGCTCCACGAGGGCAGCGAAAATGGCATGACGCTCACAGAACTCGTCCAACTTACCGGCGAGGATGAGCGGTCGATCCGCCGTCGCATCCAGGCGGAGCGCAAGGCTGGGAAGCTGATTTTGGCCGACTGCAAAAATGGGTATTTTCTGCCGACAAGCACGCTTGACATTCAGCGCTTTATCCGTTCGATGTCGAGACGATCAAGGGAGATCGCGGCGATCTCACACGCAGCGGAAGATGCACTTTTAAAGATGACCGGTCAGGAGACCTTGCGGGGGTGGCAAAATGGCTGAACGAAGGATGTTCGCAAAGTCAGTTATCAACTCGGCGCGTTTCCTGACGATGCCGCCGTCATCGCGCTTGCTTTACTATGATCTCGGTATGGCTGCGGATGATGACGGAGTCGTAGAAGCCTTTACCGTGATGCGGACGACAGGCGCGGCAGATGATGATTTGCGGGTGCTCGTCTCCAAAGGTTTCGTGTCACTGCTGAACGACGAGCTGGTTGCTTATATCACGGATTGGAGCACGAATAATCAGATCCGCAAGGATCGATACCAGCCGAGCATTTACAGGAATTTGCTGGTGAAATTGGGCGATGGCAACCAACGGTTAACCGACGGTTTACCAGATGGCAACCAACGGTTAACCCAGTATAGGTTAGGTAAGGATAGTTTAGGTAAGGTTAGTACAGGTGAGGAGAATAAGGCGGCTACGCCGCCACGACCTCGTTTTATTCCTCCAACGGTCGATGAGATTAAGGCATACTGCACCGAACGGAAGAACGCTGTGGACGCTGAACGCTTCTTTGACTTCTATTCGGCTAACGGCTGGAAACAGGGGAAGGGAAAACCGATCGTCGATTGGAAAGCGGCGGTTAGAACATGGGAGCGTCAAAGTAATGCGGGACAAGATGAATCTTCGCCCCGGCAGTACGACGCAGCGACGGATACATGGAGGTGAATGAGCATGGATTCAATTCTCAATGAGTACGGCGTACTCGGTTCGCTGCTGATTGACCCGTCGTTGTTTCCGGAGGCGGCAGAGCTTCCCGATGATGTGTTTTCCTCCGTGCCGCTGCAAGCAGTCTTCCGGGCGATGCGTCGGCAGTATGAGGAAAGCGGTGGCTTCGATGCGTTGACCATCCGAGCGGAAGCGGGACGCAACTGCACCGACGTGACGGACAGGCTGCTTGCAGGGCTGATGGACACGACGCCGACCACAGCGAACCTCGATGCATACATATCGGCGGTCAAAGAGGCTGCGCTTGCACGTTCCATGCGAAAGATCGGCGATGAGCTGTTGAACGCTGAGCATGACCCTACAGACGCGCTTAGACGCGCGCAGGAGGCTTTGCAGCGGCTTACCGAGGAAAACACACAGGGCGATTCGCAAACGCTTACGGCGGCACTCGTACAGCTCGGATACCGCGTTTCTGAGCAGGTCGGCGGCAGAGCGCCGTGTGTGGCCTCGGGCCTACTGAGATTCGATAAGCTGCTCGGCGGCGGATTCATCAATGGCGGCTTGCACATCATCGGTGCAAGACCGGCGGTCGGAAAATCAGCGCTCGCCTTGCAAATCGCGCTCAATGCGGCAAGAAGCGGTGTCAAGGCGCTGTACTTGTCACTTGAAATGAGCTCGGAGGACTGTTCCGCTCGCCTTGTCGGCAACATCGGCGGTCTGTCATCGGCGCGGCTCATGTTCGGCGGCAGGCTTACGGATGGCGAGTATATGCGTTTTGCCGAGGGTACGACGGAGCTTTCCGCGCTGCCAATCGTGTTCAATCGGCGCTCGGGCATGAATGTTCGGCAGGTGGAGGCATTGGCTTACCGCGAGAAGCCGGGGCTACTGATCCTCGACCACCTCGGGCTGCTTGAACCGCCAGATACTCGACTTTCACTCTACGAGGCGACCACAAGGAACAGCAGGGCCTTGAAACTACTTGCGATGAGGCTAAATATTCCTATTCTGTGTCTTTGTCAGCTCAACCGCGCGGCGGCCTCTGACCGTTCCGGCAGCTTTCGGGCTACAATGGCAAACCTCCGTGAATCGGGTGCCATCGAGCAGGACGCTGACACGGTGACACTGCTACATAACCCGCCGTGCGAGACGGATGACCGCATGGAATCGCCGTCGCTGCTGGAACTATGGCTCGATAAGAACCGGCGCGGCGCGACTGGTCACGTTGACGCGACCTTCTACAAGGTCACAGGGAGGGTTACAGCATGAATTTGGAAATCGCAGCCAACATCTTAGCGGAAATCAAACCGGCACGCCGAAAGCGTGAGCGTTACCGTCAGCGTGACGAGATGCAGCACCGTGTAATTCCGCTTTTGCCTGCTGATGACCGAGACAAGTTTGAGCGGGCAATGAATAAACATTTCAGGCTTTAAGCCTATGAACGGAAAGGACAAGAACCATGAACGACAAAATCATTCAGATCATCCCTGCCCCTGCAAATATGCTTTACGCATTCGAGGACGGCAAGACGTACCCTGTCGCCTGCCTCGCGCTCGTCGAGCTGAGTAACGGCGACCGCGAAGTCCACGCGATGGCCGCAATCAATGGCGGCCCCATCGAGGACGTGAGCGATAGCGGCGCGGTTCTCGTGCACGTATGAAAAAAGCCCTCCCCAAATCGGGGAGGACCGCTCTTGTGGTGAATATGAATTGTCAATTCTGATTTTACCACAGGAAATAATGATATGCAAGGAAGAACGCTTGTCACACAAAAAAGGGAACAGAGGCAGAATGACGCGAACGCGAGGTGCAACATGAGCGGTTACCGCGGCGGAATTTTCGTATGCCCGTATTATTCGAGGGACTACCGCGAATATCTCAACTGCGAGGGCGCGAAGCTCACGCTGCCGAAGGAAGAACTGGACGAATACACGCGGCGCTATTGCGCCAACGAAGAATGGCGGCGCTGCCCCATTGCTCGGGCGCTGACGCTGCACTACGAAAGGACGAAATGAATACCATCTGTAAGTGTGAGGGAGCAAAAAAGAACCGTCCCGCTTCTTCGCCAATTCGGGCTTACAATAACGTCCCGAGAGCTTCTGCGAAATGGTTCTATCGGTAGTATATTCTACAAGAACAGAACTGTCAAGCTGGACGGCGTTCCATTTTCTGACATTGTGGGAGATGCCACTACAACAAAAAAGTAGGGCAGTCCGTCAAGTCGGACACATCCTTACCGACAAATAGTGTATCCCAAAACGGCGGGGATGTCAATATTGGGCAGATGCAAGAAAGAAGCATCCCCCAAATTAACGGCTCTTCCGCTGCGGACAGCGGCGCTCTGCGAGGGGATGCTCTTGAGGATAGTCTATCTCGCGACACGCAAAATGTCAAGTCGAAGGTCAGTTCAGCATAAAGGTAGTGGGAAAGCTTCAAAGAAAGCGAAGTGGTGACGGCATGGCAAAATTGGGACGACCGCCCAAATATGCGACGGCGGAACAGATGCAGGCCGCTATTGACCGGTATTTTGAAGACTGCAAGGGCGAGCCTATTATCGGCGACGATGGGTTCCCAATCTGCGACAAGTGGGGCAAGCCGTTTATCATTCACCAGCGACCGCCGACGGTGACGGGGCTGGCGCTCGCGCTTGGATTTACAAGCAGGCAGGCGCTGCTAAACTATCAGGCGAAGAAAGAGTTTGTTGACACGGTTACGCGCGCGAAGTCCCGCATCGAGGCTTACGCAGAGGAACGGCTCTTCGACCGAGACGGTCAGCGGGGCGCGGAATTCAGCCTGAAATACAACTTCCGATGGAGCGACGAGAAGAAAGATAACGAGGATGAGGGACACGGCGTGGCAGAGTTGCCCACAGTGCTGCCGACGCCGCCTCCACCGGGGGTAGGGGAGACAGTAGGGTAACAAAGAGCAGCGCTGCTTGGCCGTCATAACCCAAAAGGTGCCTGCTTCCGATTAAAAGAAGCAGGTGCCTTTGCATATTATCGAAGAGAGCTATTCGTGGATGGGTTCCCCTGTCCGCCAATCGAGACCTTTCTTTTGACAATATTCCCCGTAGGTCAGATCGCTCCCCTTCACAGGAAGACCGGTGATTTTCGGCATAACGGCTTCACGCAGCGCGTCAAAGGCCGCGTCGTGTTCGCATTCCGGCAGCGCGGCTATCCGTTCTACCTCTTTTCGCAAAAACTCCTTTTTCTGCGCGTCTGGCATGACCAAATATTCTTCTCGCTGTTTGTCATTCATCTTTTTTGCCCCTCCAGCAGCTCAATGACCGCTCTCCGCTTTTCTTCATTCTGAATGGCTTCGAGAAATGCAAGATCTTCCGTCATGGTAGGGGCTAAGAAGGCACGAATTACGTCAATAGCTACATCCGCGGCGGCTTTCGGGTCCTTTGAGCCTTTAATCATGTGCAGCAGCCGTTTTTCGTTGGTACTAATATCAAATTTTTCCGTATGCATCATTAAGCCTCCTCCTTCGGAGAGGAAGATTTGATCGAGCAGTTACCTTTGCGCAGCCATTCACGGCGAATGAAGGTGATCGTATTTTCGACGATTTGATAGTTGTCCCGGTCAGCCTGGATTTCGGCGTTGTGCTGTAAGATGCGGCCTAAACGAATTGCTCGCTTCATATCGCCGCGGCTGGCGGTACAAGGCATAACGGCTCCGACCATCGTACAGATGACAGCCTCCATATAAAGACGTTTGTAGCCGCTGGATCGGTGAATTATGGAAATGATCTCATCTGTTGTATTCATAATTTCTCCTTGTTTTCTTGATGGGCGGCCGGTATAATGGATCTACCGACCGCCGCTATGGTGGTTGGTGGTTAGGGCTCTCTGCGCTTTGCTTTGGACGGCTTGGGCGCAGGGGGCTTTTCTATTGCTTCAATCAGGAACATAAGCCAGTTTGCGAGTTGAATTGCTCCGGCGATAGCTACGATGGTCTCCATCATGCAACGCAGAAGCGGCGCGCGGCGGTGGTTTTGGTGAACTGCTGCGCCAGATCGGGAAGAGTCTTTTTCAATGCGTTGGTGTCCAAGCGAGAAGAAGTCACGGCCTTATAGGTCACCTTCCAATCTGTGCCATTGATGGTGTCCACGCCCTCGGTGTCCATGTGGGCTTTGATGCTGTCCTGAATGGCCTCCATTTCCGCGGCCAGCTCGTCGGCCATGCGGCGAAGCTCGCGCAGCTCCTTGATCTTGCTGTCCATTTCATTGATGCTCATTGTTTTATCCTCCTTAAGTTGTGGGTGAGATCGGCGGCTGGTGGCTCTGAGTATCTATCCCTTTGGGAGTTTCTATCAATCTTCTCCGTTCCAGCTCTTACGGTGTCGCGTCGGCTATCGACCTTCGCTCGATCTCTTGTCCCTTGCTATGGCTACATTCTACTACTGTTAACCGTATACGTCCATTGACAAACTGCATAAAGTTAACCGTATATCTTTAGTAATTATTATACTGTTAACCTATGCGCTTTTGTGCTATAATGGGCAAAAAGCAAGGGGGGGTGATATATTGGCGCCGAGCGATGCACAGAAAAGAGCAGCTATTAAGTGGGACAAAGAGAATATGGCGGTTGTTGGTTGCAAGGTCAAAAAGGAGCAAGCCGACAGATTCAAGGCGTATTGCTCAGAGATTGGAAAGACTTCAAATGCAGTCCTGCGTGATTACGTTCTCGACTGCATTGGAGAAAAGCAGAATGCAGAGTGATTTTCGGAATTACTTTACACGATAACGCGCAGGAAGAAATCAGGCCGGAATGCTTTGATTGTTGAGCCCACGCAGAAGCCCACAGCGAGAGCGTAAACGGCTTTATCAACCGAGCCATAGACGAAGCCATAGAGCGCGATGAAAGCGCTCCTGCGGCCTCTGAGGGGCAAGGCGAGGGATAATAGAAGAGCGGAGGGCGATCCCTCCGCTCTTGCTGCATATATGTGGGGATGGTTTAAAGGTCGGATTTGAAATCCGAGCCTTGCGACGCATTAAGGGCCTCATCTGAAATGAGACCCTTGCAACCGTCCAGATCAGGCGCTCACTGCGTCGATTTGAAATC